TTTTATTAAAATACGCGTCGCGCGATTTAACGAGCTCATTAGATATCCTAGCCAGCAATAGGCCGCCAACTCCGATGACCCCTTTGTATTTTCCTTCACCCAGAACTGGATAATCTTGATCTGGATATTCATCAGCTCTTACAAGCTCGTATCCTGATCTTAACTTACCTGCCATGTTTTTTGTATCATCAAAACCCATAGACTCGGCTCTTATCCATCTGTGATGGTACCCATCTGGTGCAGGGGGTGCATCTAAAGATGATGGTGGAGTCCAAACAGTTTTTTGAGCTGTTTTAGCTCTTGTTTGACTCGCACGGGAAGTTTTTATTTTATCTGTACTCATATGCCTTACGCCTCCTTCGTGTATTGTTTTTGTTTCGCATATTCTTCAAGTGGCACACCTAATTTTTTAGCGATTGCTACCTCTGAGGATGTGAGTCTCACGGTGTTGCGACCAGGTTTGACACTTCGCGTCGCTGACGCTACTGTTTGTGTCGGTTTAGTCGATTCCTTAGGTTCAGTTCTATCAAATTTATGCGGGAAGTCAAGTTTCATTCTACGATCTACTTCAGCATAATACTCATCTGTATTTGGGTCGAACCCCTCTTGTTCTGTTAGTTTTTTATGTAAATCAAAAGCAGTATAAGTCATTGCTGAATCTGCTCCAAACCATGGATTTTTTTCAGCCCATGCTTCTGCTTTTGGATCTGCTATAGGTGCTTGTTGCAAAGTTTGATCTAAAGAAGGTGTTCCTTGTGACATTTTCATTCTCTCTCTAGTTTCTTCAGCCCGTGTCTTTAAACTAGCAACTCTTGCTTCTTCAACACCGATTTGAGCAATCAGTTTCTGCGCGTCTACTTCCGCATTAATATCATTTGCTTCTCTCGCTGCTGCAAGTTTTGCCTTAGCTGCTTCTAGACCAGCCACAACTTTATCTTCCATTGCACTAACATAATTAGGTTCTAATTTTGTTAGTCTATTTTTTATTAAAGAAGATTCTTTTTGGACACCTCTAGCAAAATCTATAGCGGCTTCTCTTTGCCTTTCAGCTTCTCGCCACTTCTTAGTTAGTTTAGCTATTCTTTTTTTAACACCTTCACTATAATCTTCTAATTCTTCTTTTGGTTTTTCTTCTTCCTTAGTTTCTTGTTCCTTGTCGCTTGCTTCTTGTTTACTATCCTGAACATTAGACTCGACATCAGATTTCTCAGATGTGTCATCGGGCTTAGGACTGTCTGTAACTGTTTCATCTACAACCTCTACGTTTTCTGTTACTTTTTCTTCGGGAAGTTCAACATTAGCTCCTGGTCCCGAAGTATCTATATCAACTGTTTTTTCTTCTTTATCTGGCATAGTTCCTCCTATGATTATATATTATGAAGTACGGATTCTGGATTATCTATTATACCCAAAACCTCATCGTCATTTAACAAGCGTACTTCACCGCCTTCGATGGGTAGTCTTGATCCTGCGTAACGTGCAAAAATAACCCAATCACCTTTTTTACACCACGGTCCCGTTGGAAACTTTTCTTTATCATAGTAGGCCAACGGACCTACTTTTAAAACATAGCCGCAATTAGTTGCGATACGCAATTTCTCCAATGATTCTTGTGCAATTAAAATTCCACCTTTAGTTTTTTCTTTAGGTGTAAATGGTAACACAAGTAGTCTCCAGCCACTAGGATCTGGCAACTGGGATTTTTGATTTTGAATATTTTCTGGATTTAACGGTTCAGGTTCTGAACCAATTTTTTTAGTTTCTTCATATTTTTCAGAAAGTGCATTCCTATGTTTTGGAATTTCCTTTTCCGAGGTCAATAACGTTTCCTTGCTCATTTTTTTGCTCCTTAGCTTTTAGCAGGTTTGAGATTTCCTGAAGCGCATACTGATATGCACGTGCTTGTCCTAACATATACTGATATTTCTCCATATTGTCAATACCACCACTGATCATGGTGTCTCCAATACGCTGAAGATTTTCCTGTAATATTTTTTGTAATTTAGCAACAACTACTAATGGATCCACCTATACCAATCCTTTATAGTATTTTACATAAGATGGATTTGAAACTTTAACACCACCAAGATCGCCTTTAATATATTTTCCAATATAGCCGCCTTCATTAAGCTTTACTCTTCCACCTTTGTTATATTTTTTCTCCCATCGCTTTGCGATTTCAGGTTGATTAGCATGCATATATCGTCTTTGTTTTTCTGATTTGAAAGGCATTATTTCTTCCCATTTCTAAAAATTTGTGTTCCCTTTATACCAAAAATACTTCCGCAGACAAGAATCCAAAGTGACGTAAACCAGGTCGGCAGTGCCGCAAAATGCTCGAAGAAAGTTTTTATCTTCTCCATAGCAGCAGGATCGTCCGACCAGACCCCCCAAGCGAGCACCAAAATAGGCAGTGTGAGAATCGCTAAAACGACTTCATCTTTATAGTCGTTTTGACGGGCTTCTAAAAGTTTGCCCTGGTATTCGCTCTCGCCTCGGGCCATCTTAGTGGCCGCCATGTGCTGTGCATCAGCCATAGCCATTTTTGTCTCTTGTTTTTTCTTATAGATGTGCGAACCAGCATTGATAGCTAACTTCAGCGCACCTAAAATTGGGAACGCCATAACTTAGTACCACTTAACTTCTGATTTTTTTTCTGGTCTCATTCTACGTTGGCCTCCAACTTTATTAGTTGTTGGTATACCTTCAGGAATTTTAACCGGAACACCGCCTTTAGGATATCCATCCTTATTGACGAATTGTTTGTGGTTAATTCCTTTGTAGAAAGGTTCTTTTTTTGCCATTATTGCCTCCTTAGCTTCTTGGTCCTTTTAAAGTTCGTACATCTCTTGCCTTCATACGAGCAATCTCTTTTCTATTTTGATCGCCCATTTGTTGTTTAGCCATAGATGTATCAGCTCTTAGTATAGCTAAATCTTCGTTTTGTTCAAGTTTATCTTCTTGAATATCTCTATTTTGAACTAATTTAGCTCTGTCTATTTCACCTCTTTGCTTCATTTCCTTGTCTTTTCTGGTAGTATCCATAGCTTTTAAGTCTACTTCTCTAGATTTAATCTTTAATAATGGATCATGGTCAAATTGAGAAGTAATACGTTTTTCTTCTTCCATAAACTCATTCATCATTTCAGCAATTAAAACTGCTTTTCTAGCCTCAATCTTTTGAGTAAGTTGTTGAACTTGTTGTCCCATTTGTGGATTAGAAGGAGCCATTTGTTGCATTTGAGCTAACATTTGAAACTCTTGTGGAAATTCCACTTGTACTTGTTCTTGAGCCATAATACTAATATGCTCTAAAATATTTTTCTCCATTGCCGCCATAATAGGTGGATTATTTCTAACCATATTCATAGACATAAAATGTAAGTGTGCACTAATATGTGCTCTATGATCTTGACCTGGATAAGCTTGAAAAGGCTTGCCAGAAATTGCATCAATATTTTCCAATGCAGGATCTTTAGGCATTTTAGGAGGAGGTGGTGGTAAAATTTGATCAATATCTTTTATTCCAATTGCTTCATACATTTTTCTATAAGATAAATATAAATCATGCATTTGTGGATTAGACATTGCTAATTGTAATTCTGTTTGTGCTAATGTTACACGTTGTTGCATTGAAAATATATTTGGATCTGCAACCGGTAAAATATCTACTCTATCATCAAAATCTTGAACTTTAACTGTTCTGGCTGCACCGACTACATCATAAGGATATTCAGGAGGTAAATATGTAGCAAAAACTTTTGCTAGTAATTTAAATTCCTGTTTTAATGCAACATAGAGTCTTTTATGGATTGCTGACATTACCCTTGAGCCACGCTCCAAAAGAGCTACAGTCGTTCCAACAGCTGCTTGTTGGTTGCCTTCCCCGACCTGCATGTCAGCAATCGAGGCAAATCTTTGACCTGCCTGAACCACAATCCCCATTAATTGTAATAATGTAGGAGAAGGTTCTTTATAAGGTAGATTAAAAAATGAATCCTTTAAACTTCCACCTGGAGCGTCGACATCTTTCCACTCTCCTGGTTGAAGGGGTTGTGCGTCATCTCTGATACGCACGCCTCGTTGCTTAAATCCTGCTGGTAAATTAGATAATGTTCCTGCATCTAATAATTGACGGAGAGCAGCCGTTGCCGTTCTGCTCAAACCGCCAATCATGTGAATGAGTCCAAAGCCATAAAATCCGAGTCCTGGCAGAAACTTAAAGTGGACAAAATATTGGATTTTTCTTTTGGTTGGATCATTGGGTGCATAATTCCTTCTAATAGAAAGAACTATTCGACTACCTTCTTCGACTGTTACGATGTAAGGTAATTTTATTCCGGTTGGTTCTCCATTAGGACCAACATCTTCGAAACCCTCGATATCTAAATTAACATGGCATTCAAGTAATGTATAAACATCTTCTTGTCTACCAACTTTTTTAGTACCAGCGAGTTCCTTTTCTTTTTCTTCAACTTTATCTTGAATGATAGGAGGTTTTCCTAAATCAATATCTCGATAAAATCCGGAAACTTGTTGTTTTCTTAATTCGTTTTCTGGAATTTTTAAAACATGAATAATGGCTTCCGCATCATCTAATGAGGTAGCTGCATACGGAACCACTAAATCATCTGCCTGAACGAACTTTGAAACAGCTCGTTGAAGTAAATCATCATAATAAACTTTTTTAAATGTTGAACCACTAAGTGGTAAATGAAATAACATTTGATCAAATTCAGGTTCATACTCGTTCATCTGATCCATCAATTGATAATTCATAAAATTTTTAACTCTTTGGGATTGTTGTTCTTTAGGTGGAGTGGATATACCCATTACTTGAGTTCTAACCGGTCCATCTGCCGGTAATAATTCTTTATAAGCCATGGCTTGAAATTTCGTCACCGCTTCAGCTAAAACTGGGTGAGTAGCACCACTAGCTCCTTGAAAAGGTTCGGTTCTTATTTTGTATTGAAATCCTAAAAGGTCTAAACCTTTAATGTAAGTATCTTCCCATTCTTTTCTTGATTGTTTATAATCTGTATAATCCGCCTGCATATCGGCTCCAATCGGAGTCAAAATATCATCAGGTAAAAGATCCGCTAAGTTATCAAAATGGCCCTCGGTTCCTGGAATTTGCAACTTGGTTGATGGATCAAAATTAATGTCCATACCACCATCGGGTAAAGGTGTTGCTTCAATATTTTCTGTTTCGATTAGTTTGGTCTCATCCGCTACTGGAATTTCTACATCGGGTGCAACGACTGGAGGTAGATCTGTAGTAGGAAGAGTCTTATCAATTTCTGCCATTAATAACTCCTAGGCCGCATTATACCATTATATAAGGCAGAAGGCAACCCTTGTGGCATCGGTCCTTTTTTAGGTGGAATAGTTTTTGTTAAACCACCATCATTAAATTCTTTTCTAAATCTAAACCCATAATTAGTTTCTCCACTAGGCATAACTCCAACACCTGCTGAAAAAGGTCCTTTTTCATACTGAAGGCCATATTGAGGTTCTTGGCTT